CCCATTTGAACTGCATCTTCTAAAGATCCATCAAAAATTCCACCTAAATTTAATTTTTGAAATCTCTTCCTTATGCTTGATTGTTCTAATTTTTCAGTCGTTTCTGATGGCATCAAATTAGTAGTTGCTATAACTACATCTGGCTTCATCAAAATCTTACCTTTTGATTCTAAAGCAGGATTTAACGCTGCTTTAGAAATATTATTAATAAAATCAATAACTTTCGTAAAAGGGTTATTACCAGTAGCATAACCTGATCCACCACTAGGTGGTGAATTAGCTATATCATCAAATATAACAACTTTATGCGATGAACGATATTCCGATTGGAATTCATCATTCTCATTTAAAGTCACTACATCTGATGATTTAATTCCTCCCTTGCGAGAGTATAATGCATTTATCAAAGCATGCGTTAAAAAAGTTTTACCACAACCTGGAGGTCCACATATCATAAGACCTAAAGGTTGTTTTCTAATAACATCTCTTTCTTCCGTCAATGTTAAACTATTTATTGTATCATCAATACGTAGTAATTGTCGGGAGAAAGGTGCTGTATTATAATGTAAAACTGCTGAACTATATGGAAATATATAAGCTGCTATTTCGGATAACATTACCCGAGCAACACCAATCTTTTTATAGAATTTCAATTTATCTATATAACTTTTGGTCGTTTCTTTAATTTCCTCTGATCGTCCAGCTGTAACATATACAACTTTTGATAAATAAGCATTAACTTGTAACATATAATAATTTGGAGAATAATTACAATAAAGTATATCTCTGAATAATTCAAATTTGTCCATAATTGTAGAACAAAAATCTATAAAATTATAAAGCATAAAGCTTACAAATATTAAACTCAGAAAACTACCACTAGTTTTAACAACAACTAATGATTGTGATTCTAACTCAAAATCCATTACAACACATGATTGTGATTCTAACACATCATCGTCATATAAATGAATTTTAGGCTCCAAATTAATTTTGGCTTGTTTTAACAAGTCATCATACGAATACCAAATACAATCATCAAATATACCTTCTAAATTGGCTATTTGTTTTAATTCGTTTTGATATTCCTTAAAAACTTCCTTAGAATATAATGATGCTGATCGTTGTGCATCATCAACATTCTCTAAGAAAAGTTCATGAGCTGTAAGAGGGCTCTCTAATGGCATATAATAAAAACGTTTTTTCAATGAATCTATCGATATTGGTGCTCTATATTTTTTCAATATATCACAATATCTAAATGTTCGTTTTAAAAAATCGCTTTCGCCATCGAGTTTGGTAAATTTAACTATTTTAGCATCTTTATCTGCCATAGTTATTGTTAAACCAACCTTCTTACCAGCTGCTACAATTGTTTCACCATTGAATTTTAAATATTCTGGTAAAACAGCGCTAATATTGTCATCACCATAGGTCATTGTACGTATACAATCCTTATAATTCTTTCTATACTTTAATTCTGGATATAATCCAAAAAATAAAATTCGTAAATATAATGAATTTACTATACCATTTAACTCTGTAGTTAATGGTTGTCCAGATGGATTACTATTTCCTAAAGAAATAATAGATCCATCAAAAAGAATATTAGGATAATTCATATCCGTCAA